CCTTAGCATCCTGCCTACCCGTAGGCTGACCTGCATCAGTGATAACCTGTGCCGTGTATGCGTGTACATCAAAGCCTGTGTTGATCTCTTCCATAGCTACCTTGTCTTGCGCTAAGAACGCTGCTGTTCTGAACTCAAGCTGGGCAAAGTCAGCTTCCATAATGTAGCCACCCTTCCAGCGTGACACGAATACTTTTTTAACTGGGAAGGTGTTACCTCGTGGCATGTTCTGCATGTTAGGGTTACGCCCACTGAACCTACCTGTTGCGGTTATGTGTTGGGTAAGACCGACATGAAGGTATCCATCAGGCTTAGTATAAGTATGTATGCCATCAACGAAACTAGAAAGATAAGAACTAACAGCGCTAAGACGCTTAAGATCCGCAAGAAATAGTGCAGCACTTTCCATACGATTGTTTTTAGCTGTTGCAATAAGTGCATCTAGGTTATCCTTTCCTGTGCTGAAACCATTAGCACTGACCCACTTCTTGCTAGGTGCAGAGAACCCTAAGCCAGCCATCTCGTTTGTTTCTTTTAGTTGATACCCTCTAGCGTCACAGTCCTTACACTTGTTAGGTCTAGCGTACTTAGTTCCGTCCTTCTTTAGTTTGTATGTCTTGCCTTCTCCTTCACATGTAGGGCAGGTAAAAGCTTTTGTTTTCAGTATCTTAGTAGAGTTAGCTTGCACTGCATCCTTGAACTCTTGTGTAGTCTTAACGTATTCAAACAGGTCAGCCCATTCTTTCTTGTCGTTAACCTTACGGCTAAACAAAACCTGCGAGGCTTGCTCTGGGCTATTGATGTTGATAGGTGTATCACCCATTAAGTTACGGATCTGTTTGTGTAGTCTGTCTTCTATGTCTGCCTTCTCTTGTTCAAACTTTAGTCTAACTTGTTCGAGGGCGGGTTGATCCACCCTGATACCTGACATGTACATTCTTGTGAGAGTGGTACAGGTTTTGAAGGTAATGTCTCTGATGTTATGGAGGGAGGCGCTTGCAGGATCGGCATATCTTTCTTCTTGCTTGAGGTACAGCCCACGAGTTGCGCCGAGATCAGACCTAAGATAAAAGCTAAGCTCATTGAGAGGTATTTCATTTGTGTTGTACCCTTCTTTAAAGTATTTCTTTAGTGTGTCATCCTTCTGTACTTCCAATTCATAGCGCTGGGCACATGCCTCTAGGCTCAGCGGTTCCTTAACACTGCGTAGTAGTATGTACTCTGCCAGCATAGTGTCGTAGATCTTACCGTCATACTTAAAGCCGCACTCCCACAACCACATCAGGTCATGCTGTGCATTGTGCATGATCAGTAAGGTAGTCATGTCTAACACCTTCTGTATCTCTCTACGCCCAGCGCCTGTAGTATCCTTCTGTTCGACGTGATCTAGTGTGACTATGCACACGCTATCCTCTGCGTCAACAGCTTGCATACCTACCTGTACCAGTATGTTGCCTGGTTCAAACGGATCTAGATGCATCTTACCATCACGCTTGTTGGTAGTGTTCTCTACATCCAATACTATTTTCATGCTCTATGTCTCCTTACTAAGCTGTGTACTGACTACGTTCACCGTCTAACTCACAGTGTACTACGCCATGCCAGCCACCCTTAAGCTTATTCTTTGCGATGTTCAAGTGTCTCTGTGTATCTTGTTCCTCTGCTCCTTCTACCTGTGGGTTCTTAGAGATCAGTACCATCAGGTCTGCCTCTGCTGCCTTACCTGTCTTACTACCTTCCATCATTGATTGATCTACGTACACCTTACCTTCCGCTACTGCACTCAACTGTGACATCCATATGATAGCACAGCCATACTGCTTAGCTATGTTACGTGCATGGATGGCTGCTTCCTTCAAGTACACGTCAGACTTATCGCTTGTCTTGCTGGAGAACTTATCACCCATGTCAAGCACTACGATGTCAGGCTGGTATGCCTTGATGATAGCCTCAACCCACGTCATGTCTTTACCTGTCGAGTCATACAGTTTAATGTTCTCACGCACAGGCTCATAGCGTGACGCAGCGAGGGCGTAGTTACCCTTGACTTCTTCCATTGACATTGACGTAGCTGCACTGAGGTAACGTGCTCCTACACGCTCGTATGCTTCCTCGTTACACAGTACAATACACTTAGCGCCCTGAGTAGCAAAGCCATCTGGCCCACCAATCAGTGAGGCATGGAAGGATGTCTTACCTGTATTAGGTCTAGCACCTACGATAACTAAGTGACCACCACTGATGCCCTCTACCTTACGTGTCAGTGAAGGGATGTTGAACTTCCACTTAGACTGGATGTCATTAGCTTGCAGTAAGTTATCAATAGAGATGTCACCCCAGTCGATCTTGAGGTTAGGCATGAAGTCATCCTGATAGTCAGCCAGTAGCTTACGCATAGGCTCTAGGCTAGTCTCAGTACCGTTCACATAGTCGAACCCTAAGTTAGCTATCTCTTCGCCTACTACCTGCTGAAACAACTTACCTAATACTTCTTCAGCTATACCCTCAGACATAGCATCTTGCTTGCTGATGTTGCGGAAGATCTGTTTGTATACATCCTTGTTAGCTGTGGTCATGGTAGAGTTGTGCGTAAAGAACAACCCCTCTAGTTCTGGTAGTGTGAGATCCTTATCGTATGTCTCCATAGCATAATCTAAAGTGTTCTTAATCTTACGAACATCCTTAGTGAACAGCTTGTCTGGTGTACGGATACCTTTATTGTTATCATAAAAGTCCTTACTCATCAGTGTTCTAAGTAGTGCTAGTTCCATTCTGTCTCTCTTTCTTTTTTGACTCTAAGTAGAACGCACCCTCTGGACTATTCCACGCAGCCATCAAGTCCATCCACTGCTGGATAGACATGTAGATAACTTGATGCTCAGCCAGCTTATCGTCATACTGCCTGATGAATACTACGTTGTCATCTGTACCAATGATTAACTCTACATCTTCAAACATATCTTGTTGATCTAGTGATGTTATCACTGATGCGTCTGGCTCATACTCAACCGTATACATCTCTGTTCATCCCTTCACGTTCTGCTGCACGTTTGCGTTCCTCTTCATCGAACTCTCGTATTAGATTGTTATCATATATAAACTTCTTAAGTCTGGCTATCTCTTTCTCTTGCTGTTTAATCTGCCACCGCATGTCTTCTATTGTACCTGCCATACTCATATATCATTCTTCCTCTAAACAAAAGCCACACATGTCATTCATTGCAGGGCCACCACAGCTTACACAGGTCTGCCATTTCTCATTTTCTAAACCTCTCTTTACTAAGGTCACAAAGCCGACGTTAAAGATAGCCATGAAGGTTTCAGGATCACACTCTACTTGCAGTGTGGCACTACCATCCTCATGTTCTTCTATCTCTGCTACCTTGACTGGTTTGTTTATATACTCACTCATCTTTTACTCCTATGCATGGCAGCAAGATAGTCTGCTTACAGTAACGTGGGAACTCGTCATACGTCATAGCAATCAATATAGGTAAACCTGCTATTATAAATGCGACTATAGCTGATGCCTTGATTGCACCGTCAATGTTACCTCTCATCATCAAGCTCCTCTGTCAATGCCATCCAAGACACAGGAAACAACTCCTTCATCTCAAAGTAAATATCCCAAGCCACTAACTGTGTTTCATATTGTGTATCAGACTTGCAACGTAGGTTACACATGTCAGCGAATGCATCCAAGCTACCTGACCAGTACCACTCAGTCATCATACTCTGTGGCAGTATCATACGTGCTTGCTCAGGGCATACGCCTATCTGTAACAATTTATTATAAAGATCGACAGGTTCATTAGAGAAGAATTTAATCTCGTCTAACAATGAAAACTCTGGGTAAATATCATCACGATTAGGGTCATATTCTCTCCCATATCTTTCAAACCACTTTTCTGGATTATCTTCAGCCCATAATCCAATCCTAGTTTGTGCGTCTTCTAGAGTATTCGCTTCCACTTTATCTACACGTACCACTCCTTCACTACCCTGTTTTTTGTCAGCCGACTTACCACGCCATTCTGTAGGCACATAGAACTCAGGCTTCTCATCCACATACCTACGGCTAATCTCATTCCATCGTAGGAACTTATGCTTGACTAACTGCCTAGCTACAAAGACTGGTGCCTTGATGTGGAAGCTGGCAAAGCAATGACCGAAAGGGCTGATGTGCTTATGCTTGGCTAGGTAACTTATAAGTTTAGCGTCCTTGTCTTTCAACTTAGGTGGACCCCATACGTCACTCGTGTCCATCTCACTCTGCTTACCAAAGCTTACTCGTGCA